CTTTTTCGTACCTTATCTATAAATCTACTAAAAACACCCCCAGTCGGAGGTGAAAAATTCTTACAAGAAATATAGCGTACTTTATGTAAAGTCGCTCTAAAACAAAATTTTACTTAAAAAGAAGAATGATTTCCCCCCCCTGAAGTCCGTACGGATTTTAACGTTTCCATACAGTAAAAACGGGTTATTTTATCCTTGTTAACCTTAAGGTTGAGTCCAAAAACTCGCGATCGGCCGAAAGTCTGAAGCCGGCTTGATATCCATCGCGTATGACGGAAATCTCTTTGACGTACCCTGAGCACCGAAGTGCATCCACACTTTCCTGTCCATAATCGTTGTGTCACCCGATACGCTGGTGACGTTTTGGAGCTTTCCTCCAGTTGGTGAGACCTTGATCTTGATCATCTCTCCACACCTTCCGTGAACCAACTTCCCGTGTCCCTCAAAATAGGGTTCTGTCGATGTCGTCTGAGAAAGTTCCCTAGCGCTAATCCAAATTGGTCCCTTGAACTTCTCAGTCGCGTTGAAAGCCAAAGCACCCGTTGCGCCGTAGTACGGCATGGTGATCTCTCCTGGGGTCCAGTGGATTTCCACACCACCCGCGTAGGCCGGACAGTGTTCCATGAAGGCTCCAAAAGGAGTGGTCGCTATGGTGAATGCTGGCATGGTGATAATGTTCTCCGTCGTGGCAATTGGTGCTGTAACTTGATCCATATAACCGACAGGGCTAGACATGACAAGTTCTCTGAAAGTCATTCCCTCAACAGGTTTCCTCGGAATTGAGCTTTGAAACTCAACCGGTGTGTCCCTCTCGACAGTCTTAACCAAATATTGGCACTGAGCCTCAATTGGTCCCTCCTCACTAGAGTTGTCCAATGCTGGATCGTATAGTCTCGTGATCAGGATGTTCTTGATCGCAGCGTAGACGACAAAGATGACCTTGTCTTCCACGGTCTCAGGGGCCTGGATAGATTGATGGACATACACCTTGTATTTAGCACGCGTCGCGTTGAGACTCGCGTTGGAAACAATCTGCGACTTTCCCTTGATGGTAAACGTGTCCGTCTTCGAGATGTCCCAATCAAAGAACTCACCTTCTGTCGCCCTTCCCGCAGCGCCGTCAAGAGTGACTCTCAATACTCCCTGGTGTTGGGGAGTCTTAATGGCAACGATGGTCCATTCATAGTCACAATGAATTTCCCTGATGAACTTGAGCATCTCCTTGAATCTAGCTGGATAGCCGTTCGCATCGTGGAACGTAGGCAAAGTGAAAACCAGACTAGGTGCCACCCCACTTGTGATACTGAAGGTGTTGCAGAACTCAGGCTCAAAGAAAGCGTCAATTCCGTCCATGTCTCCATCTCGCTCGGCCAAAATCCTTAGCCCTGATTCTCCCTGACCAGTTGGTAAGTCAACAACCTGTCCTGATTGTGCAACGGCTGCGTACAGCTCGACGTCTTCTAGCCACCCCTGCATTGTAATAAAGGGGAATGCGCCAGCTGTTGGCGATGTGCTCCCGAGATACTTGATGAAGACTTCTGGGCAGTCCGGGTAATCCGTGGCGACGTTAGAGAGTTCGTGGCGCTCAGTCTGATACGTCAACGGAAACTTCAAAACCAATGAGGAATTGAAATGGTTACCCACCAAGCCATGCCTAGCTCCTTCAACGCCATTTAAGCCCGACTTATGATTCCATCCAAATTGCCACAGGTGTGCGTCTAGTGGTGACGATCTCATGTCCAATCGCACACAAAAATTCCCTGACATGGAGGCATAGCTGTTGATTAGCTTATTGTTCCTTGGCTCAAACAGAATCGCAGACGTCTTGTAGTACCGTGTTGCTGTTGAAGTCAATTTGCCCGTAGCTAAGATGACGGGTCTGGCAAGAGAGTCCTTCATGGCGTTCATCATCCGATCGTGCTGCAAGTTGTTATTATCTACGATCTTCTGTTCAAAGGCTTTGCTCTGATGGGCAATGGATGACTGTGTGTCTAAAGCGCTGGAGGGGTCATCCCTGTTTTCCTCCGGCGTGTTGTCTCTATAGTTATCGTTGTTGTTAATCGATACTTTCTTCATCTGTGGGTTTGCGATTATCACCCCACGATTGCAGAGAGGACTGCGACCCATAATTTCGGATGGCGGTTTGCAGTCAAGTAGGGTAAATACCCCTCCATCGAGTCCTAGTTGAACGCTAGTTCCTTCGTCCTCACACAGGTCCAACCATGAAGATCCTTCTCTCATTTGATCTTCATCCAAAGCCCATGCTTCAGCTCTTGCGTCATTCAACGACTCCGCTGCTGTAATCAGAGTCATTTTCGTCAATCTTGGTCCAATCCATTCTAACCAGGAACCAGGCCTAAAAGGTCCGACTCCGGCTAGATTACACGCAAACCTTGTCTCGCGCTCGAACTTGTTGTAGAATTCCTCTCCGTGAAGAGATGCTTCAAAACAAGCGTTCAAGCAGTTTTCCAGTGTCTTTTCAACTGGATTCGAAGTCCCCCTGATCCATAGTCTCATATCAGTCAAAGTTTGCTCAGCCAACGGTGCGATAAGTCTCCGCAGTTGGGGCTCGTAGCGAAAAGTCCTCTTCAAATAGGCGATCTCACTGATATTCCTCCACCTCACCAGTGATCCCGATTTTGCTTCATCTGTATACTCCATTCCAATCTCTTTGTATCCTTCTGCCATGGTGATCTGATTGAACCACTCACAGACAGCGTCTGAGACGTTGATAATGTTATCATCCCCGTACGAAACCATAGAAACATGGTTCGCAAAGTCCATCATCGTCGCCATCTCAGGGCAGTACTTCTCAGCGCAGAGAAGATAAACATACCTCATCGACAAAGAGTTGTAACAGGAGTTGAGGATAGCAGTCATCGGGCAACCACTGGGTTGCGAATGAGTCCATTGGTACACATTGTCCTCGCAGATGTGAATCGAATTTACGATATCATTCCACAAGACTCTTCTGACCAATTGGTTCTCCTCGTCGTCATCATACCAGTCCTGGACGCACGTTAGTATAGCCTGCAAGATGGCAGGTTGTAGCGTCCCATCGTAATTACTGAAGTCACCAGCAATCACCTTATCGCCTACTCGACTCACTTTTGCTGCAGTACGAGCCCAATCGAAAGAATAGACATTGGTCCCAACAGAGATCTCATTCTCGATCCTGTTTGCCTCCGTGTTCGCGATGAATCCCAGAAAGAACTTCCTGAAAAGAAGCGTGAAATCCTGTGGTCCAGCAGCGAAAACACGCGTCTTGCCTGCCATGACTTTCTCGCGTGGTCTTCTCTCATCCTTCAGAGTGTCAACCCAAAAAGTCGCTCCTTTGACTCCCATCTTGGCCAATCTCTCACGCTCGTCAACTGCATCCTTGAGCATTGAGTCATACTTGAATTCGTCATGTCCTAGCCATTTCGACTTGCCAGATTGGTTTCCATTCCACAAACTCCAAGGGTAACCGGGCGATGTTGTGCGCCGGATAGCAGGAGCAAAATCTTCTCCCTCAATTCCTTGGATCATCTCCTTCTCTGTCAAAATTCTGCAAAGTCCTTGGTTCTTGTTGACCTGTAGCACCTGAGAGAAATCTCTCACGCACATGTCCACTCGTGCCTGATCTAGTGTGACACAAGGTACCCCCGCCTTCTTCAACCCTATTTGAATTGGGTCTAACAGAACATCATCCTTCCAAAAAGGAGTGAGCTTAGCTGGAATGCTCGAGCTCGGTGGCAAATGTTCGGCCACAAGCGAAGGGAAGACGTTCGTCTTCGTCGCGCGCCCTGGTTTCTCCTTCAACTTACCAATAGGCAGAAACTGTCCGTCCGGAATTTCGCAC